GCTGCTGATCATCGGTAACAGCACCAAGCTCCCCGTCGGCAACCGCATCCGCTTCTACTCCGACATGGACGGGGTCGCGGCTGACTTCTCCAGCACCGACGAGGAATATCTGGCAGCGCAGGTCTTCTTCAGCCAGGCGCCGCGCCCGACCGAGCTGGCCATCGGCCGCCGCTTCGACGTGGCCGCCCCGGGCGAACTGCTCTGCTCGGTCAATTACGACCCGGTGATCGCCAACTGGCAAGCCATCACCAACGGCGGCTTCGACATCAAGCTGGACGGCGTGAATAAGCAGATCACCGCCCTGAACCTGTCCGGCGCTGCCAACCTGAACGCCGTCGCCTCGGCGATCCAGACCAAGTTGGCCGCCGCTGCCGCCGGCACAACCTGCGTCTTCGACGGCACCCGCTTCATCATTCGCTCCGGCACGACCGGCGCGACCTCCACCGTCGATTACACGACCGCTCCGACCGGCGCAGGTGCTCCGACGGACATCGGCGCGATGCTGGGTTCCCGCGCGGCCGATCTGGGCATCAAGACTGCTGGCGCTGCCATCGAGACCATCGCCGACACGCTGGACGCGCTCCAGAACTATGACCCGTCCTGGTATGGCTTCACCTTCACCAAGGAGCTGACCACCCAGAACATCAAGGATGCGGCGGCATGGGCCGAGGCCAGGGTCAAGATGTTCGGCTTCACCACCTCCGACAGCAATGTGCTCGACCAGGCGGCGACCACCGACATCTGCTCGCACATGAAGAGCAACCTGTACGACCGCACCATCGGCATCTGGGACAACAACGATCCGTACCAGATCGTGTCGGCCTTCGCCCGCGGCTTCACGGTGAATTTCAACGAGCAGAACTCGACGATCACCCTGAAATTCAAGCTGCTGCCGGGCACCTCGCCGATCACCATCACCGAGTCGCAACGCCAGGCGCTGGTGGCGAAGAACTGCAACTACTACACCTACTTCGGCGACAGCGCGATGCTGGCCGAAGGCGTGATGGCCAGCGGCAAGTTCTTCGACGAGCGTCACGGCCTCGACTGGCTGCAGAACGCGATCGAGACCAACGTCTTCGGCTACCTCTACACCCGCACCACCAAGGTTCCGCAGACCGACAAGGGCGTGGCGGCGCTGGTGCAGCAGACCGAGAAGGCGCTGCGCGAGGGCGTGAATAACGGCCTGCTGGCTCCGGGCGTCTGGAACGGCATGGACCTCGGCGAGGTGTCGTCTGGCGACTTCCTGCCCAAGGGCTTCTACGTCTATGCCCAGCCGGTTGCAGAGCAGAACAAGTCCGACCGCGAGGCCCGCAAGGCGCCGCCGATTCAGGTCATCGCCAAGGGTGCCGGCGCGATTCACTTCGCCGACATCACCGTCACCTTCGAGCGCTGATCCGCGCCTGACACAAGGAGAAAACAGACATGAAGGTCTATTCGTTTCAGAACACCGTGATGCTGGTGAATGGCGTCGAGATCACCGGCTGGGCCGATGGCGACGACGTGATCAAGATCGCCCGCCGCTCCGACTCCGCATCCGACAAGATCGGCGCCAACGGCGACATGATGGTGAGTATCTCGGCCGACAAGTCCGGGGAATTCACGTTCAAGCTGCAGCAGACGTCCAGCGCCAACAAGTACCTGATGAGCCTCTGCGCCCTTCAGGAAGGCGGCGCCAAGACGTTCGTGCCGGTCAATGTCCTGTTTCAGGACACCTACCGCAACGATCTGGCCACCGGCACCGTCGGCTACATCAAGCGTCCGCCCGAGCTGGATCGCGGCGCCCAGGCTGGCACGCAGGAATGGGTGCTCGTGGTCGAACGCCTCGATCTGCTGCTCGGTGACCCGGCTCTGGTGGGCGTGCTCACCGCTGCCGCCGGCATCCTCGGTTAATCGGGGGCGGGCATGGAAAACACCAAGCAAATCGGCGAGCGCAACTACTCGTTCGGCACCATCCCCGCCATGGAGGCCGTCAAGGTCGAAGTGGCGGTCGCCCGCGTCATCGGCGAGCCGCTGTTCAAGGCGTTCATGGACGCCAAGAAGACCGGATCGACCGAACAGGACGCCGAGCAGGCCGGCGCCGCCGCCATCGGCCTGCTGCTCTCCAAGATGGACGCGGACGAGCTGCTGGCCACCATGGAGACGGTCTTCAAGTACGTCACCTGTGACGGTAAGCGCGTCGACATCAATGCGACCTTCACCGGCCGCAACAAGGAACTGTGGCAGGTGTTCATTGCGGCGCTGCGCTTCAACTTCAGCGATTTTTTACCCGCCGGCCTCTTCGCTTCAGTCCAAAGCGCGGTGACCAAGTAGAGGTCATCGAGTCCGCCAACATCAACTGGTATCTGATGCGTCCCGTCATGAGGGAACCGCCGCTCTGCACGCTGCGGGAACTGAAGGACGGGACGTACAGCATCAACGATCTGGCGGACCTTCACGAGGCTATGGACGAAGAGGCCGAATACCACAGGCGGTTCGAAGAGCTCAGAAAAAGGAAGTAACCCATGGCAGCAAACATCATCGAGAGCTTCTTCGTCTCCCTGGGCTTCGAAATCGATACCCAGAAGCTCGAAGAGTTCGACCGAAAGCTGGAGAGCGCGCGAAGTCTCGTGCTCACCGTTGGCGGTGTAGCTACCGCAGCTGCCGGCGCTATTGGCGTGTTTGTCTCGAAGGTGGCTGGAAGCATCGACGAGCTTGGTGACTTCGCAGAACTCAATCAGGTCGGCATCGAGGCGCTACAGGAATTCGGTTACGCCGCCCAGCTCAACGGATCAAGTCTTGAAGCCGTCAAGGCTTCTGTGGCCGGGGTCAATAAGACCGTCGGCGAGGCGGCGCTCGGCATCGGCCGCGGCGCCCAGACCTTCGAGAAGCTGGGCATGTCCGCGAAGAACGCGGACGGCTCGATCAAGTCCTTCGACCAGGTGCTGGAGGAGGTCGCCGGCAAGATGGAGGGGCTTTCCCGGCAGGAGCAGATCGCCCTGGCCGAGAAGCTCGGCATCGACCGCTCGCTGATCCCGCTGCTGGCGAAGGGCCGCGGCGAACTGGAGGCGCTGCGCAAGGAAGCGCAGGCCTTCGGCGTTGCCACCGAGGAGGACGCCCAGAAGGCCGGCGAGCTGATGGATAGCCTCGACCGCACCCGCTTCATGCTAGGCGCGCTGGGCAAGTACATCGCCGTCGGTTTCATGCCGCAGGTAACCGCCGTCCTCGACGGCTTCCGCTCGTGGGTGGTGGCCCATCAGGACATCATCAAGTCGGGCATCGGCAACGCGCTCAAGGTGGTGACGGCGATCATCGGCACCATGTGGGACTGGACCGTCCGCCTGGCCAATGGATTCGTCTCCCTCGTGAAGTGGCTGTTCGACTTCAAGGTCGTGGCCTATGCCGCCGCCGCGGCTGCCGCGCTGTTCGCGTCGGTGCAGGTCTTCGCCTTCGTGCAGAACCTGATCGGCGCCGTGCGCGCCCTGACCGGGGCGTTCGCCGCGTTCAATGCCACGGCGCTGCTGATCCCGGCCATCATCGGCGCGATCATCATCGCGCTGGGCCTGCTGATCGACGACTACGTCAATTGGAAGGAAGGCAACGAGTCGGTCATCGGCGACCTGATCGAGCAGTTCCCCTGGCTGCTCGACATCATCCAGACCATCGAGCAGGCCGTCGGCTCGCTGATCGACTTCTGGCTCGCGCAGTGGGACACCCTCAAGGGGCCGCTGGGCGATCTGGGCGGCGCGCTGTGGCGGCTGATCAGCGTCCTCGCCGACCTGCTGTGGCCGGTCGTGAAGATGATCTTCACCGGCTGGGGCCACATCATGGCCGCGGTGATCCCCATCGTGGCCTCGCTGGTCGGCTGGATCGCGGAAGCGCTGGTCGGCGCCATCGCCTCTGTCATCGAGGCCGGCGCGTGGCTGGCCAATGTCTTCGCGGTCGTCTTCACCGGCATCCAGGAAGGCATCAGCTTCGTGGTCGGCCTGTTCGACGCTGCCCGGGAAAAGGTCGTCGGCTTCATCGACATGGTGGCGGGCGCCATCGGCAAGGTCGGGCAGCTGCTCGGCCTCACCGACGACGCGAGCAAGGTGAAGGTAGCGGTCAGCGGGGGCGGCGGGGCGGCGCAGGCCTCGGCCAACAACTCGCTGAACGCGACCGGCGGGGTCATCGGCACGGCCGGCAGCAACACCACCAACAGCTCGACCGTGACCCAGACGACCCAGATCACCGGCACGACCATCCAGATCAACAGCCCGGACCCGGCCAAGGCCGGCGAAGCCGTGCGCCAAGAGCTGGAACGCATGAACAAGCAGGCCGTGCGTAACGGCCAGACTGCGGTGGCGCTATGAGCGAAGCATTGAATCAGCAACAGGTGGCCATCATCCGCTCCATGGGCGGCCTCGTGTTCGACGCGGTATTCGAAGAGACGCACGAGGCCGATCTGGAGGTCACCGACAACCCGGTGGAGACGGGCGTCGTCGTCAGCGACCACGCCTTCATGAAGCCGCTGAAAGTGACCCTCTCGGCCGGCGTGACCGACACGCCGCTGGTGGTCGGCACCGACGACCCGTTCGCCTCGGATGCCGGCCGTTCTCGCCGGGCCTACGAGCTGCTGACCGAGCTGCAGAAGCGGGCCGAGCCGTTCGACCTGAAAACCGGCCTCAAGCTGTACGAGAACATGGTCTGCACGTCGATCCGGACGAGCCAGGACAAGGACTCGTCCGGGGCGCTGCTTTTCACCGCCGAGCTGCGCGAGGTGATCATCGTCTATACGCAGGTGGTGACCTACCCGCCGCGCAAGCCCGGGGCCACCAAGCGACAGGCCGGCCCGAAGAAGGACAAGGGCGAGCAGCAGGGCAAGGAGGTGACGAATTCAGCAGAAAAGAAGTCGCTCATCAAGAAGGGGGCTGACGCCCTGTGGGGTAAAAAATGATCCTGCTTCTTCCATTCACGACCGACAGCGCCCAGAGATTCACCACACAGCTGGGCGATGCGAAATACACATTCGAGGCCAAGTACAACGACCGCTCCGGCGTCTGGACCCTCGATCTGTACGACGCCGCCACCCAGGCACTGGTCGTCGCCTCGCTGCCGCTGGTGATCGGGCAGGACCTGCTGGAGCCCTACAACTTCGGCATCGGCCGAATCTTCTGCTTCGACACGTCGAATCAGGGGATCGACGCCGGCCCCGACGACCTCGGCGAGCGGGTCAAGGTTTATTGGTTCAGCCCTGACGAGGTGACGGCATGAGCGATTCCGTCCGCCAGTGGAAGCGCAAGGTTCAAGTGGTCATCGGCAAGGCCGGCAGCGGCCTGATGATCGAGAACCTGCGGGTGCAGTTCGAGGTCGCCAAGACCATCGAGGCGGCCCCGAACATCGCCGTCATACGGATCTTCAACCTGCACCCGGACAACGAGGCGAAGATC